ACACTTGTGGTTTAAAAGAAACACTCGTTGGCCTGACCATTTGCACGACTGTGAAATCATGCAACTTGCTATGGTTATGTTGTGGGGAGACCTAACTTCCAGTACCTCGGAAAATTCTAGTGGTTGACAAACTTGCAGGTCTGTTGATAGTCCGCCCAAGTGTTCACATACACAGTAGCAACTAAGCGGAGTTACTTGCGTACGACCTACGCGAGCAAAGCCGCTTTGACATTGCTTGAGGCTTTAACGGCAAAGCTAACTGTTTCCGCTAACTCGATGGAGAGCGGGAATGTGGTCCGCAGCACTTCCAGTTCTGACGTTTCCGTTGAGTTCGCTGAACCCGGTAAGGGTACGGCAGCACCAATTGAGATGCTCCAAATGTGGGAGTCTCTGCTAACCGATTACGATTACGCTGTAACGCTTCTCTCTGGTGATGGGATCGCTAGTCCCACCGATCTCCAGATTTACAACAAGATGCTGACCGCCGTTCTGGTTTCAACCACTCGGTATTATGGGGATTTCACGCAATTCCGCCGTGAAGCCACAACCCGAATGAGCTAATGGGATTCCTTCAAAACATAGCGGACAAGCTGTTTCCTGCTCCCGTAAACAAATACGAAGGAGCGGGTCAGTCTTTGCGCCGTTCGTATTTAGACACTTCTTACACTTCCGCGCGGTTTGATGTTACCAGTTCGACTCGTCAAGCCATCGTTCGCAAGTCTCGCTTTTTTGAGCAAAACAACGCTGTTCTAAATAGGCTTGGCGACTTGTTTGAGAGCTACACTGTCGGCTCCAGCTTCTCCGTTCAACCAGCCTCCAGTGATTCTGCGTGGAATCTTAAGGCCAAGAAGTGGTTTGATGTTTGGAGCCGTTATCCTGATATCGGTTCTCGTCAGTCTTTCGGAACATTGATGGGTCAAGCCGCTCGTGGATGGTTCTATGATGGAGAATCGTTCTTGCTGCTAACCAAAGGCGACACCGGCAAACCTCGATTGCAGCTTATCGAAGCTCAATCCATTGCCACTCCGGTAGGGATGCAAGCAGATGAGACCGTGTTTGATGGTATCCGGTTTGATCCTCGCACCGGACGAGCCATATCCTATTTTATCGGAGCGGAAAAGACTCAGGGTAACCTGACTGATGTTCGCTCCATTCCTTCTGACTCGGTTGTCCATATCTACGAGCCGAATCGTCCCGGTCAACTTAGAGGTCTTCCGTTTGTCTCGGCGGTTATCAATGATTTGCACGATCTCGATGATCTGCAAAAGCTGGAGATGGAAGCTTGCAAGCTTGGTGCTTCTGTCGCTCAGATTGTTAAGACTGACGCTGGCGAAGTCCAAGCAAGCAATCTCCGCGCTGGTACTGCTGGAGCGAGCGTAAACACCGCTGAGAATTACTACGAACAGGTCTTTGGATCTGGCGTAAAGGTAATGAAAAACGGTGACAGTTTCGAGCAGTTCGCGACCGAGCGTCCCGGTGTCAATATGCGCGAGTACTGGCGACAACTGACTGAGAAAGTCTGTGCTGGCGTTGGTATCCCTTACGTTCTGGTTTACCCAGAGTCAATGCAGGGGACTGTTTATCGCGGTGCGCTAGATATGTCGTCTGTATGGTTCCGTTCTCGCCATCAAGTCATGGCATCAGCGGCGCGTCGTATTTACGAGTACGCGATGGAGTACGCGATCAAGAACGATCCTACGCTCAATGACGCTCCCTCGGATTGGTACGAAGTATCAATCACCGCTCCGCGCTCCCCGAATGTTGACGTTGGCCGTAATTCTGCGGCTCAATTGGCAGAACTAGAGGCTGGCGTTGTTACCTTTGACGAGGTTTACGGTGCGCGTGGTCTTGATTGGCGTTCTGCTTTAGAGTCAAAAGCCCAACAAGCTTTGTTTGTACGTCAACTTGCTGCGAAATACGGCGTTGATGTATCTGAGATTTCGGTGATTCAGAAAGAACGTCCCGCAACTAGTGTTGCAACTGCTATTGACATTGAAGGCGATCCTTCTGAATCTCCGTCTCCAGTTGCTCCGTCAGAAGGTGGGTCGCAACCTGTTGTTGTAGAGCAGGACGAGATTACCGCTACCGTCAAAAAGACTCGGAAACCAAAAGCCAAGAAAACCGAATGAGTTTTACCAAGAAGTCAGATTGGCTTTACTTCGCTCCGGCAAACGCTGCCGGTGATCCTGCTACCGTTCAGATCTTCGACCAGATTGGCGAAGACTGGTATGGCGGTTCCGGTCTATCTGCAAAACAGTTTTCCGATGTTCTCAACGAGATTGGCAATGGTCCGCTGCTCGTAGAGATCAACTCTCCCGGTGGTAATGTCTGGGACGGTCTCAGCATTTACAACCAGTTGCGCGGTCGCAAAGCTCCGGTGACAACTCGGGTTGTGGGAATTGCTGCTTCCATTGCGTCAATTATCGCTCTTGCCGGTGATCGCGTCGAGATGGCTGATGCCGCTCTGATGATGATCCACGATCCGTCAGGTATGGCTTCTGGTACTTCTGAGGATATGCGGAAAATGGCTGAAGCTTTGGATCAACACGCTCAAGTGTTGGTTGGAGTGTATGCTAAAAAGACCGGACGCTCCGCTGAGTCTATCCGCGCTGCGATGCGAGCCGAGACTTGGTTTACCACTCCTGAAGCTCTTGCTTTTGGCTTGGTGGACAAACCCATCAAGCAGTTGGCAATGGCCGCTAAATGGCACCCTCGCGCTGTCACCAAGACGGCTCCTGAGGCTGTCAAAAACAATCTCCGTCGAGGGTTAGAGCAATATGAGGAAGGTCTTGCTGGAGACGGTCTTGAACCCGCTACAGTAGCTGACGCTAAGTCGCTGATTTCTGGCGAAGCTCCTACCGCAGATAAGGTTGATAAAGCCTACAATTGGTGGGCGCGTAATGGCCGATTTCTTGAGGCTGAACCTAATACTCCTGCGGATGTAGCGGCAAACCTCTGGGGAGGTGCTGCTGGACGCGATTGGTTCAACGCTCTGTATGCTCAGATTGAGCGTCAAGAAGAGCAAGAAGACGAATCCCTAGACGACAAGCTTTCTGCTAATAGCAACACAGCTAACAGCAAAAATGGCGTGGACTCCACGCCGCAACCAACACAACAACCCGACACAAATATGTCCGATTCCACTACTGTGACGGCTGCGGCTGCTCCTGCCGCTTCCGTTGATCTCGCTACTATCATGGCAAAGCTTTCCGCTTTGGAGGCTTCCATTAAGTCGCCCACCGCCGCTCCCGCTCCTGATCCGGTTCGTCCCGTGATTCAGAACTTGGGCAACCCGCTGCTGGAGAAGCACAAGTCTCTCCGCGCTGGTGCAGAGCGTAAGAGTTTCCTCATTGAGAATCATGGTGAGTTGCTGCGCCAGTCCGCGATGATCGCTCCCCAGAATGCGAACACTTTCGCTGCTGGCTTGGTTGTCGATTATCTCGCTGATGCGGTTATCACTGTTGCTACCACTAAGCTCGCGATGATCGCTGGCTTTACGCGCAACGTTGGCTTAGATAACTTGCGTCCCCGCGCTACCGTTCAGGTCAAGAAGTTCACGACTGGTGATGCGACTGTTGATAACGCTACCAACTTTGAAGATGGTGCGGCTAACCAGTCCACGCTGGCTGCTACCTCGGTGACTGTTAATCAGATCACCAAGAGTTTTACCGTCACTCAGCAGGAGTTGAATCAGGGTTTTGCTATCAGTGACTTGGCTCAGGGTTCCGCTGAGATCTTCGCTCTTGGTATCTCCAAGAAGGTCACGGCTCAGATGACTGCAGCGTTGTTTGGTGCTGGTACTGTCATTGGTACTGCTGCGAACTTTGATTCTAGCGACCTTCCTGCGATCTTGGCTCTTGCCAAGAATTACCGACAGAAGTTGCTTCTGTTGGATGGTGGACACTTGGCCCGTTTGATGTTCTCCGGTCAGTTGACTGCTGCCGCTGGAACTAATCCGTTCCCTGATTCGCGTTATGGTCCGTTGAACAACGGCTATTTCGGCTTTGCGAACATCTTGGAGCAAAACGATTATACTGGTGCTATCGCTAACACTGCTGGCTTCGTTTGTGGTCAGGACGCTATCGCGATTGCGAGCGGCTTGCCGGTTGGAATGATCGCTGGCGAGTTCGTTGAGCAGCGCACTGTTGAGTTGAGCAATGGTCTGTCTGTGTTGCTCTCTGTGTGGTATTCTCGCTCTACCCGCGCTCATATGGCATCTTATGATATCATGTTTGGTGCGGCTGCTGCGGATACTACGCAAGCCGAAGTGTTGATCACCGCTTAATCCTAAGGATATGCGTATCGCAACCACCGTAGCAGTGGACAAGACCGGCAAAACTAAATTGCTGGCTGGTCCCGAAATTGATGCGACTCTCCAACGCACTAATTTCAACACTGTTTCTGTCCCTGAAGGAGGCAAGCTCATCTTGTGGGTACAAGGAGCCTTAGCACCGAAGATCCGTAAGGGTTAAACAACCAAAACTGGGGAGGCTGTTGGACACGCTGACAGCCTCCCCTTTAACCGAAAAACAATTTTATGGCCGTTCAAGCAGACATTTCAACCGAGTACAGCATGGGTCGAGAAGGCTTCGCGCTGGTGACTACAACCGCCGCTCAGACCGGCAACTGGGCTGGCTTGATTCCGGTTGAGCCTACGGTGTTTACTAGCATCACTGGATTTGGAATATCCGGCACTTGGACCTCCAAGACCATTCCTGCTGGCTTCCCGCTGGTGGGAAATATAACTGGATTCCAGATTTTATCCGGTAGCGTTGTGGCTTTCCTCGCTCGCAGCTAATGATCTCAATCGGCATAGCACTGAATCGGTTGTTTGCCGGTCAAGCCGGTGGCACTGATGCGCCGGTGCTACGTCGAGATGTTCTGCAAGAGGACGATTTCTTTGTGCTGCAAGAAGACGGCACCGGAAAGATCGTCATCACCTTTGGCACTTTCGACTCTCTGTTGCGTGAAGACGCTGGTTTTCTGCAACAGGAAGACCTCTTTAAACTCGCAATCCAATCCAACTGACCTATGGCAGACTCAAAGATTACAGCACTAACAGCCTTAACGGCTGCTGATCCAGTCAACGATATGTTTCCGGTGGTCGATGTCTCAGATACGTCGATGGCGGCAAGTGGCACGACAAAGAAGATCAGCGTAAACAACATCCTCGGAGCATCCGGCACCGCCACCCTCGCCTCCGCCACAATCACCGGCGATCTGACGGCTGCTCGTTTGATTGTTACTGGTGGAACGATTCCTACGAACGGTCTGTGGTTGGCGACGACCAACACGCTTGAGTTTGCCGCGAACAGTCTCGCTCAATACCGCATTGCCCCGCTTGGCGTATTTAATTGGTACGACGGCGCAGGCGGCACTCGAATGACCCTCAACTCTACGGGGTTGGGGATTGGTGGTGCACCTTCGTATAAATTTCAAGTTTATGGATCATCTCCGGAGCTAGTGGTTTATGACTCAGGTGCAAACGGAACACGTTTATACGCTAAAGCAACTAACACCGCTATTTTCATTGGTGGAACATACTCTTCTTCCGCTGTTCCAATCAATTTTACATTGAATGGTGGCACTAATACAGTAATGACCCTCGATGCGTCGGGAAATTTGCTGGTGGGGACGACGAATTCTTCTTTTGGATCCGCTGTCGGTCTTCGCACCGGCGACAGTGCTGGCCGACTCGAACTCGGTTCCGCAAACTCGACCGATGCAAACATTGGTTTCGATATGTATTCGACCGGAGCCGCTGCATATCGTTTTTATGTCGGTTACGGAGGCACCGTGTACGCAACCAACACGACCATCTCGGCCATTTCCGATGCTCGACTGAAGGAGAATGTTCAAGACCTCGACGTTGGTCTGGGTGCGATTTTAGCACTCAAGCCGCGCAAGTTCGACTGGAAGGAAGGCAAAGGTAAAAACATCAAGGGCGACAGGGGTTTCATCGCGCAGGAGTTTGAGCAGGTGTTCCCGCAGCTTGTGGACGAGTGGAAAGACCCTGCTCCCGAAGGCGAAGCTCCCTACAAGTCCGTTCGACAAGACCTCATTCCGGTGTTGGTAAAGGCCATCCAAGAACTCACCGCCCGCGTCCAAACCCTCGAAGCCCGCTAATTTATGACCATCCTCTGGATCATCGAACGCCTTCTCGTTAAGCCGACCGAAGGCTCACTCACCGATGTCGTCATCACCGCCGATTGGCGTTGCAACGGCACTCAGGATCAATACAGCGGCACTTGCTACGGCTCCTGCTCGTTCGCTCCGCCGTCTGGTGAGTTCACGCCTTACGACCAACTGAGCGAAGCACAGGTCTTGAACTGGTGCTACGAGAACGGTGTCGATAAGACCGCTATCGAAGCGAACGTGACGCAGCAGATCAACGATCAGATCAATCCGCCGGTGGTGACGCTGCCGTTGCCGTGGAATCCAGTTGTGGAGATCGTTGCTGTGGCTGAAGTTCCCGTCGCCTAATATGGAAATCACCGTAAAACTCACTCAAGAACAAGCCAACGGTTTGCTGCAACTCATCGACATTGCAGTCAAAGCTGGAGGCATTCAAAACGCCAAAGTTGCTTTGCCGCTTGTCGATCTAATCGTCAACGCTGCTCAACCTAAGTCCGAGTAATGCAAACCGACACTAACAACAGCAGCGGAGTTGGGATTTCTCTAGCGACCGCTGCCGCTGCTGGTGCGGTCTCATTCCTTCCTCAGCTAACTCAGTGGTTCCAACTTGGAGCCGCTGTTTTAGCCTTTATTGCAGCATCAATCGGTCTGTATAAAACCTTCAAAAAATGAACTGGAAAACTACTCTTGCCGGTGTTGGCGCAATCCTCGTCGCTGTTGGCGGTGCGCTTAAAGCATTGTTTGATGGTGACCCTGCGACCAACATTGATCTTGCTGCGACTATTGCCGCTGTGACCATTGGCTTTGGTTTGATCGCTGCCAAAGACGCTGACAAAAAGCCCGAGTGAATTTCATCGAACAGATCGTCACTGCTTTGCTCAAGTGGCTGACTGGTTTTGTTCAAACACCTCCCACCGTTGAAGACGCAAAACGAGATCCAGACCTCAAAAAGAAGTTGCTGGATCGTATTGCTGACTCTAATCGCTAGTTGCGGCTGTGGGTCTCGCGTGGTTATGGTGCCTCACGGTGAGCCGGTAAGGCTCGCTGAGAGCGTCAAAGCTAAGGTATGGGTCAAAGGAGCAGACGGTGTTTCTGTTCGCTCCAGCAACCGCATAACGCTTCCCGAAGGTTGGTACGCATTGCCTAAAGATTGATATGTCACAACAAGTCATCAATGTCGGATCAACCGCAAACGACAACAACGGTGATACGTTGCGCGGGTCTTGGATTAAAGCGAACGACAACTTTACGGAGTTGTATGCTGCACTCCCTCTGGTTTCTCCAACAACGTGGACTCCCGCTCTCACAGATTCCGGTGGTGGTCGCACGTTTGCGTTTACTACTAACACGGCTCGCCATACTTCTATTGGTTTTGTCAGCACGTTTACTGTTGATCTGAC